CTATGAAACAAGAGTTTAAACTTCTTAAAATTATTATTCGTGACTACACTCCACAAGAATATTCATACGAACCCGAAGTTGGTGATAGAAGAGCTAAACAAGCAGACTATGATAATGTAGATGTCATTCCAGTATCAGATCCAAATGCTGCAACCATGTCTCAAAAAGTTGTTCAGTATCAAGCTGTTATGCAAATGGCACAACAATATCCACAGATATATGACTTACCAGAACTCAATAAACAAATGTTAGAAGTATTGGGTATTAAAAATATTGGTAAGCTTATTCCTAGTGCAGAAGAACAAACTCCAAAAGATCCTGTTGCAGAAAATATGGCAATCATTAATGGTAAACCTGTTAGAGCATTTGCGTATCAAGATCATCAAGCACATATCCAAGTACATATGAGTGCTATGCAAGATCCTAAGATCCAACAAATGATCGGACAAAATCCTCAAGCACAAACTATTCAAGCTGCAGCGCTATCACATATTAATGAGCACGTAGCGTTTGAGTATAGAAAACAAATCGAAGAACAATTGGGTGTACCATTACCTGATTTAAATGAAGTATTACCAGAAGATGTCGAAGTTGAAATTTCTAAACTTATGGCTTCAGCTGCGCAAAAACTTTTAGCTAAAGATCAAGGTGAAGCACAGCAACAACAAATTCAACAACAGCAACAAGATCCTATCATTCAAATGCAACAACAAGAATTAGCAATTAAGCAACAAGAATCACAAGCTAAAGCTCAAAAAATGATGGCAGATACTCAATTAGATCAACAAAGACTTCAACTTGAAGAAGCTAAACTCGCAATAGAAAAAGCAAGAATAGATTCTCAAGAAAGAATTGCCGGTGCTAATTTAGGTGCTAAAGTTGTAATAGATAAAGAAAGACTTTCAACTGAACAACAACGTACACATGCGCAACAAATGGCAGACGGTATGAGAATTGGTTTAGAAGCAGAGAATAAAAAGAAAGCTCATTCACATACACAACAACAATTAGATATACAAAGGAATCAACAAAAACCTAAGGAGTAACCCATGGACACAACGCTAGAGCTATTATTGTCTCGAATAGATGATCAGCGCAAACAAGTAATATTAGGATTAGGAGACGGCGCAGCTAAAGACTTTGCCGCTTACCAAAATGCAGTTGGATTTATACGAGGTCTATCCATAGCAGAAAGTTTAATTAAAGATCTCGCAAAAAAGATGGAGACATACGACGATGAGTGATCAAATACTCACAATGAATAAGAATTTGCTAGATGCAAATGGTCGACCAATTATTATTCCTAAAATAGAAGATGTAGATGCAGAAGATATACCGATTGAAGAACGTGGTTTACAGCTACCTGAGCCTAAAGGATACAAGATACTTTGTGCAATTCCTGACGCCGCGGAAACTTATCAAGGTGGTATTGTAAAAGCAGATTCAACTAGAACTACTGAAGAGTTATCAACGGTTGTTTTATTTGTAGTAAAAGTAGGTGACTTAGCTTATAAAGATGAAGTCAGATTCCCTACGGGTCCATGGTGTAAAGAGGGTGATTTTGTTTTGACACGTGCATACGCAGGTACAAGATTTAAAATCCACGGAAGAGAATTCCGCATTATTAACGACGATACAGTCGAGGGGGTTGTAGAAGATCCTCGTGGCTATACTCGCGCATAAGGAGAACTAAATGGTTACCGAAACAAAAGATGGCATTGTCTTTGAATATCCAGACGATGATGAAATTCCAGGTACGACAGGTAATAAAGTAAATAACGAAACTGAAGTTGATTTAAGTCCTAAAGAAGCTCAACCTAAAAAAGAAGTTAAGGTAGAGACAAAAGCAAATGATGTTGATATTGAAATAGAAGATGATACACCGCCACAAGATAAAGGACGAGATCCTTTACCAAAAGAAGTGGTAGATGAATTAGAAAAAGATACGCTTGATGATTATTCTGACAGAGTAAAACAACGTATGGCGCAGCTTAAAAAAGTTTGGCATGACGAAAGACGTGCTAAAGAAGCTGCAGACCGAGAAAGACATGAAGCAATTAGATTTGCGCAACAAATATCAGAAGAAAATAAGAAGCTAAAAACTACTTTAAATTCTGGTGAAACAGCGTATATCGAAACTTTAAAGTCTTCAATTGAACAACAATTGGCTTTAGCTAAACGAGATTACCGTGAAGCCTATGATTCAGGTGAAACTGATAAAGTTATAGATGCTCAACAAAGAATGAACGATGCTCAACTTCGTTTATCTCAAGCTAATAATTATGTAGCTCAATATGAAAAGCCTTTACAAGCTGACAGAAATGAGGTATATATACCACAATTACAACAACAGCCTCAAACACAGGCATTTAAACCTGATTCTAAAGCACTTGCTTGGCAGGATAAGAATGATTGGTTTGGTTCTGATGAAGAAATGACAAGCCTTGCATTAGGCTTACATGAGAAATTAGTTAGGAGTGGCATAGATCCCACATCTGACGAATATTATCGTCGTATCGATAGTACGATGCAAAAACGATTCCCAGAATACTTTGGGGATGCAACGCTAGACGAGGAAAAACCCGCCGAGCGCACAAAACCTTCGACTGTAGTTGCCCCGGCAACGCGTAGCACCGCGCCAAAAAAAGTGCGTCTGACGAAGACACAAGTAGCGTTAGCCAAGAAATTTGGTTTAACACCGGAGCAGTATGCAAGAGAAACTTTAAAATTGGAGAGAACAAATGGATGATAAAAGAATAGATCGTGAACAAGAAGTACGTAGTGAATTTTTAAGAGCTGATAGCTGGAAACCTGCATCATTACTACCTGAGTTTAAAAAGGTACCTGGTTGGGCTTATCGCTGGATTCGCACAAGTTTACTAAACGAAGCTGATAATCTAAATGTCTCTACAAGAATGCGTGAAGGATGGGAACCCGTTAAATTAGCGGACCACCCTGAAATGAAGTTGATGATCGACCAAAATTCTCGTTTTAAAGACGGCATTGAAATTGGTGGATTATTACTTTGCAAGATCCCAGAAGAGTTTGTTGGACAACGTAAAGCTTACTATGAAAATCAAGCAAAACAGCAAGCCGATGCAGTTGACAACAGCTTTATGAAACAGAATGATCCTCGTATGCCATTGTTTGCGGACAAGAAGTCTACGACATCATTCGGTAAAGGTAACTAATATAAATATTTAAGGAGATTATTATGGCGTATCCAACCGTAAGTACTCCCTATGGTTTTGATCCGATTAATCGTTATGATGGTATTCCATACGCTGGCGCTACTTTACAGTATCCAATTGCGTCAAGCTACAATACCCCAATCTATAACGGTTCTTCAGTAAAAATCGTAGCGGGTGGTACAATCGAATTATCAGGCGCAACAACTACAGGCACTATTATTGGTGTTTTTATGGGTGTTCAATACGTTAATTCATCAGGTCAAACAGTTCAAGCTCAATACTACCCAGGTACAAGCGTTACTAACGCTGTTGCTTATGTGGTTGTTGATCCAACAGCTGAATTTAGAGTAGCATTAACAGCTTCAGGCGCTCCAACAGTGGTAGTAGGTGCTAACGCAACTATCGTTGGTGCTAATTTAGCTGAAATCCAAAACGGTACAGGTTCTACAACAACAGGCAATGCACAATCATCATGCGTTATCCCTGGTACTGGTACTGGTTCAGCAACAACATTACCATGGAGAGTAGTTGCAGTTGTACCTGACACAGCTTATACATCAGGTTCTACAGTGCTTTATCCAGAAGTAGTTGTTAAAATCAATAACCCACAGTTAACTGCCCTTACCGGCGTTAATTACACAGCTTAATTAAGGAGAATAAAACATGGCTATTTCACGTGCACAGCTCCTAAAAGAGCTCTTACCAGGATTGAACGCATTGTTCGGTCTAGAATACAAACGTTACGGTGAAGAACATAAAGAAATTTATGAAACAGAAACATCAGAACGTTCATTCGAAGAAGAAACAAAACTATCAGGCTTTAATGCAGCACCAGTCAAAAACGAAGGCACAGCTATCGCTTATGACAATGCTCAAGAAGCTTGGACTGCTCGATACAATCATCAAACTATTGCTCTTGGCTTCAGCTTAACTGAAGAAGCTGTAGAAGATAACTTGTATGATACATTATCAGCACGTTACACAAAGGCTTTAGCTCGCGCTATGGCTTACACAAAACAAGTTAAGGCTGCTGCAGTTCTTAATAATGGCTTCAACACTTCTGGTTCATACAACGGTGGTGATGGTGTTTCATTATTTAACACAGCTCATCCTCTTGTTTCTGGCGGTACAAACAGCAACACTCAATCAACTCCAACAGACTTGAACGAAACTTCATTGGAAAATGCAGTTATTCAAATCGCAGCTTGGACTGATGAGCGTGGTCTCTTGATCGCTGCTCAACCACGTAAATTAGTTGTTCCACCAGCATTGCAATTCGTTGCAACTCGCTTGTTAGAAACTGAACTACGTGTTGGTACAGCTGACAATGATATCAATGCAATTAAGAATAACGGTTCTATCCCAGAAGGTTACGC